TTTAGTGAGATAAAGGATAGTTACCCAGGAACACGAGAAGAGTTTAGTACAAACATAGCTGCACAGGATAGCATCTTTGATAGAAGACTTTACCAGGGATTGAATGATGAGAGATCAATGCTGAATCATCTTCAGCATATGTATGAAAGGTACCCTGAACAAATTGCAGAAAAAGGGTATACTGCAGAGCAGCTTGCAGGTATAATCAATATGCTTGGGAGAGAAGGAACTAGGCAGTACTTAGGGTATGTAGTTAGAGATAAAAGAGATTTAGCAGAGGTATTCCCTGATAAGTATGGTCCTAATGTTCCAGAGGATAAGAAAAACAAGACTCCTGATGAGTATGCACAAACAATGCAGTGGTGGATGGATAGGTACGCAGAAGACAATTGTCCTGGAGGAGAGTGCATGAAAACTACTCAAAAACGAGGAGGAAAGTTGGGGATTAAAAGGTACTTTAAACTGCGTAAGTGATATATTATAACTACACCTATAAAAGATAATTTTATAGTTTTTAAATAAGTAAACTAAAATAAATTTGTACTCATGCCAAACGACAAATTAAACATAGACTCACTCACCCTAGATGATGTTCTTGGTGAAGGAGTTGATACAGTTGGAGATATCAAGGATATTGAAGATGTAGAAGATATTAATCCTCAAGACGTTGAGGACGTAGAGGAAGAAGTTGAGGTCAAAGAAAATATCCTCGAAGACCAAGACGACGACTCGGAGGAATATGAAGAAGATGTTGAAGAAACTGAAGAGTTAAGTTCTGTAGCCGCAGAGATAGCTAAAACCTTAGGGTTTGAATTAGAAGGCGATTACGAAGACTCTGTAGAAGGGCTAACCGAAATGGTTAGAGAAGTTAGCCAAAATGCAGCAGAAGAACAGCTACAAGCACTCTTTAATCAGTTTCCAGAGATTCAACAACATCTTGATTACGTACTAGCGGGAGGTGATTCTCGTGAGTTCTTTCAAAGGCAGGGCCAGCAAATAGATTACAATTCTATTGAGGTAAAAGAAGAAGATGTTAGTATGCAACGTGCAATACTAGCTCAATTCTTACAACTTAAAGGTCACGATAGTGACTTTATCCAAGATACTATTGATACATACGAAGATTCTGGAAGACTGTTTAATAATGCTCAAAAAGCAAAAAAACAACTTGCTAGCTATCAAGAAGAGGAGCAAAAGCAATTCTTACAAAAGCAGCAAGAAGAGTATAAAAGACAGAAAGAAGAACAAGAGAAGTTTTGGGGAGAGGTTGCAGACACAATTGAATCAGGTAATGAATTTGCAGGGGTCCGAATCCCAGATAGAGAAAAATCAAAGTTTTTCGATTATATATCTCAACCTATCGGAAAGAATGGAGAGACACAACGTGATCTCGACTATCAAGAAGCAGGGACAGATATCAAACTAGCTATAGATTACATGCTGTATAGCGGGTTTGACCTTAATGGAATAATTGAAAAGAAAGCTAAGACTCAAGCTGCTAAGAATTTAAGACAACGAATTGTATCAAATGAAGAGCGGGTTAAGTCTGCTAGAAAGCAACAACGTAGGTCTACTAATGTTGATTTCGATCAGCTGGACTTAGGCAGCATGTTACAATAAAAACAACTAAAATTAGAAAATCATGGCTTTAACTCAAGTACTGAAAACGTACTACAATGACCAGCAGATGACCGACACCAACTCGTTGGTTAATGCTTTGATGGAGAAACCAGAAGAGTTGTCTCCAATTATTACTCACCTCGCAGGTCGTGAGGAAAAGAAGTTCCCACTCTCATTCTTGACTGAGGGTGTTGGTAACACTAAGTCTATCGACCGCTTCGAGTATGAGTACCGCGTGAAGACTCACGAAGTAAATGTTCGACCTGTTGTTGCTTCTAGCGGTGATGGTGCAGGCGGTTCAATCTTCAAGGTTACTTTCCCTGACAAGTGGTTCATTTTCCCTTACACTTTGGTATCTCAGTCAGGTGTATTGGCTCGCATCATGTCTGAGCCTGTTCCATCTGCAGGTGGTTATGAGTATTCTTTGAAGCTCGTATCTCCTGACCAATCAGTTATGCCTAGTGACGACGTTGCAGCAGGTGCTTTGTTCGGGATGTTGTTTGCATCAGTAGGTATTGACTTCTCTCGTGGAAATGCATCTAACTGGAGTGCACCAGGTTTGGTTCGTTCTAAGATTGGTACTGTACGTAAGTCTTACCACTTCTCTGGTAACGCTAAGGACTATGTTGCTCAATTCTCTCTCCCAACTAAGCAAGGTTCTACCACTAAGTTGTGGATGGATTACGAAGAGTACCGCCACATGCTCCGCTTTAAGGAAGAGTGTGAAATGTACTACTGGTACGGACAGAAGACTTATGGTGACAACGGTGTAAATGAAATGTTGGACGAGAACGGGCAACCAGTTATTTCTGGTCCTGGTTTGTTCGAGCAAATCATCAACAAGGATACTTACTCTACTTTGACTCAGTCTAAGATTGAGAATGTTATTGGTGATTTGTTCTACGGTATGACTGATGCTACTGACAAGCAGGTTACTTTGTACACTGGTATTGGTGGTGCACGTGAATTCGATAAGGCTTTGCGTGATTACTACGGAGATGCTACCAATGGTCGTTACCTCCAAACTACTGAATCTAAGTTCATCACTGGTTCAGGTCGTAACTTGGGTATCACTGGTTACTTCACTTCTTACGATCACATTGATGGTCACAGAGTGAACGTAGTAAAAGTTCCATTGTTTGACCATGGCCCAGTTGCTCAAGCTTCTGCTAAGCACCCAGAATCTGGATTGCCATTGGAATCTTACAGAATGACCTTCGTTGACCAATCATCTTATGACGGAGAGAACAACCTCCAGATGATCAATAAGAAGGGTCGTGAAATGTTGCGTTGGGCTGTTGCAGGTTCAGTAGTTCCAAAAGGATTTGCTGAGTCTGACACTCGCGCTAGTGATATAGACGGTGCATCTGTACACATGTTGAAAACAGCTGGTATCTTGCTTCGCCGCTTCGATACGAGCTTAGACCTTCAGTGTGTGGCATCGTAATTTGTGTTTGGTTTGCAAAGGGGGGGCTACTAAAGAGTGGCTCCCCCACTTACCATAAATTCATTAAGTTATTCTTCTTAATAAAAGAACAACTTAGTTATTCTTTCTAAACTCTAAAAGAACAAAATCATGCGTAAAATTTATATCCGCAGAAAAGAAATCCTGAATCACTTACCTAAAGAAGTACGTGCAGGCGCAAAAATTAGTATTGGGAGTATCTACGTCGGAAGACAGCCTCTTAGAGGAGTAGAAGGTGAAGAAGCTGGAAAGCTTTTATCTGGAATACTAGATGTCCCATACGGACACGAACAATGGCCTAAACAAGAAAAAGCATTTTGGGCTAGCATGAGTGTCAAAGTTCCATTCGAAGGAGTGGAACTTAATATTACTACTGATGAGGACGGTAATCCTGAGAATGCAATGGATTACATTACTTATAAGTGGTGTATGAAACACAGACAGGTTGCTGATTCTGAAGAAGCAATGAATGCAGATGGATCTAAGAAGTTTTACATCTATGATCCAGATAAAGATTTGCTGAAAAAGAACGCTACAATTAAGCTCAAGAAGGAAGCTGATAAAGAGTTTATCAAGATTTCTTCTGACTTAGATAAGATGAGACGATTGTTGCGTGTATTGTCTAAAGGATCTCAGCCAGAGAAATTAACTGACATGGAAGTTGAGAATCAACTCTACAGTGTTAAAGATGAAAAGCCTGCAGCTTTCCTTAAGCACAGTACAGATAAGAATCTTGATGTCCGTGCAGAATTAGAGGAAATGATTGAATTGGGAGTGCTTCGAACTATTGGAAATCAAATCATCTATGGAGATGAAACTATTGGAGAGAACATTACCGATGCTATCGTATATTTCAACAACAAAAAGAACTCAGGGCAAGTAAACGCAATGAGGGCACAATTGAAAGATCTTAGATGACTATAGAAGAGATGCATATTGCTGTCAACCTGGGGGTGCAAAAAATTGCATCTTTCCAGGTTGACAATCTCTTACCACAAGAGATTGACCATGAGCTTAATGATGCAATGGATGCATTTATTAAGCAGCGGTATACCCCTATGGGAAATAAATACCGCAAAGGATTTGAGCAATCTCAAAAACGTATTGATGACTTACGAGCACTCGTAGTAGACGGAAGAACTAAGTGCTTTTATGCTGGAGAGAGTATCTCCGGCTTTTACATTGATAGGGCCCCACTTCCAAGCGACTATATGTTTCTTGTAAATGCAATAAGTGAGGGGTACTACCTGTGCAATAGTACAATTGGGTATTCTTCTGCAAGCTTTAGCTACAAACAAGTTAAAGTTTCACTGACACCACCACAACCAGGGTATGTATTAACTAAAATAACTGTAGGTGAATCAGCAGTACTTATAGAGAATAGTAACGGTATGGATCTTGATTATTTAAGCAATTTAAATAACTATAGTACTACATTCTCAAGCCAAATAGTTCCGTCTGCGTCTAACCCAAATAGCGAGGTATCAAATACAGACACTGTTTACAATACGTCTTTTTACAACATATCCTCCTTAGCTAACTCTGAGCTAACCCCAACCAGTGATTCTAATACTTTAATTTTAATCGCTAGTGCAGCTATTTACAACGATAATCCAGAGCTAAAAGCTGTATGGAAAAATCCTACCACAGGTGCTGAGTATACTCCATATCCTACTCACACTTTTGGAGCTACAGAAACAATCACATACAGAGCCTATAATGGTACTGGCACACTCCAAAGAGAAAGTATGGGATTTGTTCAACATGATGATTTGTATAGGCTGTTAGCTGATCCATTTAATACAACAACCTACGACAAAATTAAATATACAATTCAAGAAAACTTTATCGACGTACATAGTGACGAAACTTTTTTCACTACATTTGTTGATATTAAATATATTAGACAACCTAAACGAATGGACAAAGGTTCAGGAGTTGGTTGTGAATTGGCACCTCACACTCACAACGAGATTGTTGAGATGGCAATTAGCAGCATACTAGAGGCCATTTCGGACCCGAGGTATAACACACAATCCAGGGAAGTCCTGGAGAGTGAATAAATATGATGTTTAATCCCAAAAAATAAATTAAAATGGGAACTAATCTTTCACAAGTCTTCGTCTCAAACACAAACGGAGCAACGGTAGAAGTAGGTACTACTTCTGGCGATAACTTTAACCAAATTGCTAGCGGAGAAGTAGGTGTATGGGACTTGGGCGGTATGGCTTGGGTTAATAGCGCATTGTACAGTGCATCTCTCGATACGCAAAGTGGTGTAACGACTACAGATACGCTCACTACAGTAGCAAACCCTGCATGGTTGTACAACAACTTGCAGTTTGTTCAAGGTACTGCTGGTAATCCTTTGGCTACTCCAATGATCAATGTGCGCAACATCCGTCGCATTTCACATGATCCATATGCAGCTTCTACAAGAGCAAATGTGGTAACTGATACTTTGACCGCAGGTAAAAACTTCGATATTAAGCTGATCATCAAAATGGTCCCAACTTCACAGTTGAACTTTAATGATGCAAACAGCACTGGATACGTAGATTTGAGCGGTGGTGGTAAGCAATTTCCTTTGGGAGCTCACAACTTGACTAACCACAAAGTATTGCACACTTCTGCATATGGTGCGACTTCTACCGCTGCAGGTGACAACTTGGTTTCTAACATCCAAGGGAACGGAATCTTGAACGCTTTGTTCACAGCTTCTAACTCTGCTGGTGCCGTTACCATTACTGCGCGTCACGCAGGTGTTCAATTTGAGTTGATTGCTCAAAACGTAGACGACGATACTGAGTTGGCTAATGGTTCTTCACAGGCATTCCTGCCTGGTGTAGGTAACCCATGGCAGGTATTGAGCGAAGAAATTCGTTGCAGAAGCCGTTACGGTGACTTCAACAGAATGTACTTGCCTCAAAACCCAGCTACTTATGCTCAAGCTGACGGTGCATACAATAAGATTGTAATTGAGTACGAGCACAACTGGCCAACCTCTACTGGTATTGCACCAGCAGGAACATTGAACCAGTGTGTAATCTACTTTGATTCTGACGGTGCTGCAGTTACTACAACCGAAGGTGATTTCGATACAATCTTCGGAATTGCAGACTTGACCGTGGCTGCAGAGTTCATGTGGTAATATTACTTCTTTTTGGTAATGGGGAGGACAATAGGGTTCTCCCCCTTATCTTTTTACTATGAAGATTCTCATATTCGTCACAGTTTGGAAAAGACCAGAGGTAACTGATCTTACATATTCCGGACTAGATAGAATTCAATCTATCTTCAAAGAAGAAGGTATTGACTCAGAAGTATTAATTGTTTCATCAGAAGATTACCACACAGAGAAAGCCAAGAATAGAGGCTATCATGTAGTAGAAGTAGAGAACTTCCCCATAGGAACTAAAATGAATAAAGGCATAGAACACGCTTTAACCTTAAATTGGGACTGCATGATGCGCATGGACAGCAATAACCTGCTGTCTAATTTGTATATACGGAATTTTATTGCTGCATACAAAGAAGGCTTTAAAGTGTTTGGGGCCTCTAGATTCTTTGCAATTCAACCTGACAATATTCATTGCCGCATATTTGATATGAAACTCGGATTTGGACCTGTAGGTATGGGAGTAAGAAGAGAAGTAATAGAAGATGTCCCTCAATGGTTTGATCTCGACATAAACTACAAGCTAGACGCGTCTTTCTGGACTCGTGTAGTGGCTCCATATCAAAAGAAAGACTCAAGTTCTATTCTCACTATCGTGTCTAAAGCATTCCCAGCAGTAATGGACATCAAGACGGGAGAGGACTTAAATGAGCATAAGGGAAAGAAAAAGGGAGGCAAAGATTGGTATATTAGATGGTGGCCTGAACTTAAAAACTGGATAGACTAATGGCATCAGCAGAAGACATAAGATTTGCAAACATCTCTACTAACTGTAAAAAGATTAGTATTAAAGTAAGTGATGATGATATTACCGGCTTTACAGATGTAAGTACCGCTCTTAAAGTTTACATCTACGATCAAAGCAAATCAATAGAGGTATACTTAGTGCCTAGTGATACTGCTTGGGATAATAGTGATGTTACTATTATTAATATCGTACAGACTGTTACAGCTGCTATGGTAGGAGTAGTATCAGTTGAGTTTCACAACAGTGAAAATATTAGTTATGCATCTGGTAGCTCAACCTTACTCCACACAATCTATACGGTAGCTCCCTGCCAAATTAATTGCTGTATTGCTAAGCTTACTGATGCAGCTATAGAGTGTCATTGCAAGTGTGACAAGTGTAAAGAAGACTTGCTTAGGGCTGAGAAAGTAATGCTTATGCTCCAAGGAGCAACATTTGCTGCAGAGCAAGAAGGTAATTACGATCATGCAGTAAATATGTATAACAAAGCAAACTCATTATGCACTGAGGTTTGCGCATGTGGATGCTAATGTCTGTAAGAAGCTACGATAATAACCAAGAGATAGTTGACAAGATCGAGGCATTACGTACATGTATCGACAGACGTCATCATGCTCTATTTAAAAAAATTAAAGGCGGTTTAGAATGCTCTACAATTGAAAATGTAAAGCTTACTCTAATCGCATACCTTCTTATTGATTATCAAAAAAACGCAGAGGACGATAATGATTTAGATTGCTTACAAGCAGCTAACTCTGCAAGAGAAGGTTGGAAAATTATAAATACGTTTTTAGACTATGTTTCTAGAGAGTGCAGAGACTGCATAGTAACTATTGCTGATCAAGCTGTTATTGGAACGCCAGGCACAGGTGCAGTAGTTCCTCCTGTAGAATACTATCTAACTACACAGTCTGGGGATACATTGGTAGATCACTTAGACAACATCATTATAAAGAGCTAAAAAATGGCTACAACTACTATAAATAATTTAACTAGCACTGCGGCTGCAAGTATTACTGCGAGTCACTTTATTCCTATTGATGACGGAACTACGACTACTAAGCTTCAAGCACTTCAAACTCTGATTCAAAGCATTAGTACTGCGGGAAGTGGGGTTTCTCTGTTAAAGTCTTTTAGCTCAGGAGTATTAACACAAAGAAGTGTTATTGGGGGCACTGGTATTACTGCTACACAAAATACCAATGATATTACTTTGTCTGTAACTCAAGGAGATATTGACATTAGTAATCTTGCTGGGATAGCAGGCTTTGATCTTAGTGCGGCAGATAACTCTTCCTCTTTATTTTTAAGTAGTGTAAACTTAGCTTCTAATGTTACTGGTACACTCCCTATTGCAAATGGGGGTACTGGACAAACAAGCTTTGCAGTAAAGTCGGTATTGCTTGGAGGATCAAGTATTGGGACTGCAGTATTGGATGCAGATTTAGAAATCCTTGTAGGAACTGCCTCTGGTCCTGAGATGAAGACATTGACTCCTTCATCCCCAATAACTATTACTCAAAATAATTCAGCAAACACAGTAACTGTAGGATTCTCTAAGGGTAATTACATTGAGCAAAATGACAACGTTACTCTTGGGGATGTAACAGTAGGAGATTTAACTGTGGGAACACTGTCTGCATCTACTGGTGGAGTTGTTACCCAGCAAACAGCTTTAACATCATCAGTTACAGTAAATGGGATTGGGGGTACAATCAACCTTTTTACAGCAACCCTTGCTGCAACCACAAACTATCAGTTTACAGTCAATAATAGTGCGGTATCTACAAGCTCTGTAGTATTTTTAAGCTTAGAGTCTAATTCTAGCAGTGCTGTTAATAATGGAATACACGTAAGTGTGCACTCTGTTTCAAACGGTAGCTTTATAGTTAACCTAGACAACCCAACTAACGGTACTCCAGGCGCAATTGCCAGGAAAATTCATTTCTTTGTAGTAGGATAATAAACCAAACCATACACAATGTTTACTCAAATTGAATTAAAGGTAGCTGATGCAGTCGAGCTCTACAAAGGGTTAGAAGCAGTTAAAAAGCACAAAGGAGCAAGATTTGCTATCCTAGTAGCTCGTAATGCTAAAGAGCTAGAATACGCTCTTAAGAAGTACGAAGATATTGCTAAGCCTTCTGAAGAGTTTTTAATGGTCTCTGGTGAAGCACATAGACTTGCAGAAGCAGAAGATGAGGAAGGTATCAAGGCGTTAGAAGAAAAACATGCAGATTTAATTGAGCAGAGAAAATCTCAGATTGCTGCACTAGAAAAAGCAATGGAAGAGGTAGTTGAATTTAATATCCAAAAGATTAAAGAAGATCAATTACCAGAAGATATCACCCCAGAAGAAGTTGTACCTCTACTCCCAATATTAGTGTAATGTCTATTCATGACATAGAACTGTTTTTACGTGAAAGACCAGGGTACTTG